CGTGACTGTCTCTACGATGTGCTAGAAGGAGGTTTAAAGATACGTCATTTTCTTGTATTGTACAATCAAATTCTACCTTTATAATGTCTGCTATACTCTTGGGAGTCAGCAACATAATGTCCTCATAATAGAATTTTAACATTTGTATTAAATGCCAAATTTCATTAAAATTTAAATCTTTTCCTTTGTAGGGACTGTTTTTCATATTACATTATATTTCAATATATCCTTCCATTTCAGCCATTTGCTTGTTAAAATGCTTCTTATAGTCATTTAGAATATATTCTTCTGTAAATGTATGTAATTTAGTGTAGTTTTCCAAAGCATTTGATGGATGTGAAGTTTTAAGTGCTTCTGTACACGCATTGTAGGCAGACCATAGGTTTCTAGCTTTAAACACTTCAGACTCAAACCACTCTCTAGTAGCTGTTTTAAGTTGTGAACCATTTAAAATGTTCTCGTTTACAAACAATTGACCGAAGTAATCACCTACTTGGTTGTTGTCAAAAGGTATGTCATGCATATAACTAGCATCTTCTTGCGCTTTGTTGTGCAGTTTATCAGTTTGTGTAAACAATTCTGCAATCAATGCATCCATATCACTCTCAATATTCTGAGTATGCTTACGTAATTTTACAATATCACCTACAAACATTAAGTTAGAGCACACTGTAATTTGTGAGCCTGCACATAAGCCTATTGGTAATGTTTTATCATAAGAATTACGAAATCCTATAGATATATCAGAGTTTTTATCACTGCTTGGAAATACCATAGAGCCAAACATCTGTTGTCCTCTGTGATTTACTTCTAGCTTTTGTGAAATAGGCTCTCTGCCATACTTAAGCATTCCTGCTTTTTTTACTCTTGTTACTAACTCTTGGTGACTCACTGGTATGTAAGTCTCAGTACGTTCAGGTACTGCTATCATACTAAGATCATCGAAATTTACTAACTTTGCCATTGCTTCCGTCGTTTTTAGGGTATTTATAAGTTTTCATAACACTCGGTGTGTTATACGTTTTAGGGTATCCAAACCCAAATATTAATTCAAATGCATTTTTTGTTACTGTGTTTAGTTTAATTTCTTTTTTTACTTTCTTTTTTACCTCTGGTATAAGAGGATTGTAGTCTAAATAATCTTTACTAGGCATATTAAAATATATATCGGATTTTATTCCAAGGTATAACTCTTTCGTGCAAAGCCTTAAATGCATCTATGTACAATGGCTTCAGATGTTTAGCATACCTTATGTTAGTTCCACCATATTGCGAGATTTTCTCTTCCTGTATTGCAGGATTCCATAGGTGTATTTCTGTTTCAGGGTGTTTCTTCAGATTTTCTTCATGTTTCTTTTCATTATGTGTTAAAAATATTACTTCTGCATGCACTTGATTTTTATAATCAACGTAATCGTTCATCATATCAAACAAGTATTCATAATCCTCTAGCCAATCATCTTCTACGATAACAGGACTAAAGTTCACATGGACATCATACCCTGCATCTATAAATGCATTAATAGCTTTAATTCTATCAATGATTTTAGATGTGTTAGGCTCATGAATGTCAGACATGTGCTGTGGCATCAAACTAAATCTAATACGTATTTTACCTTGCGGATCAAAGTTAATTAGATTAGGGTTAACATACTTAGTAGCAAATGCACCCATTGCAATAGGATGATCTCTAAAGAATTCAAAGATCTTTTCCCAATCATGATATTTAGCATGCAGCGCAAAGTCTTCGTTACAACTAATGTCGTAGGTAGTATAGTCTGCGTGCGTTTGATTAGGTTTATTTACAGGTGTAAAGTATGCATGGTTATTTATTGCTGTAAGTATATCGCCTGTGTTTGTAGATATTGATAGACCATCAGGTTTGTGTCGTTTCATGTAACAATATGAGCAATTGTATAAACAACCGTAGCCAAATGACGGAGATATGAAATCTGTACTACGACCTGATGGTCTTATCAACATTGATTTACGCGTTACTTTTTGCAGCATCAAGTAATTCTTTTTTAATCTTCACTACTTGTTCTGCTGTCGTGTTTAGGAAGTCTGCTATTAGTTTTAGCTGCTTTTCCATGTTTTCGTGCACCTTGTTGTGCTTTTCCAGTACTTCTACTATTGTGTTTATCTTTTCTTCTTGAGTCATTGCCATTGTTTTTGTGTTTTTTTAAGTTATAAGCTGTTGCATTTATATGCACATCTTTGATTGATTTTGATCTAAGTATCATCCATATTATATACAGACTTACTAAACATACTATACTTAATGCTAATTTTGTTATCATAATTAAAGTTTAATTAAATCAGAGGCCAAGAGTAGAAAAATTTAATTCCTACTTTTGACACTGACTTGCCTCCATTTTTGCTAAAAACCTATAACCCCATAGTATTTGTAGTTATAAATGAAGGGCTTTATTTGTGCAGCGTTCAAGTAGCTTACTCACTTAAAATAATAGGCACCATGTGGTTTGGCAGTATCGCCTGGAATCACGGTCTTAAAAGAGTGCACTCAATTCTCTTACCTAATTTACACAGCCTGGGGTCTTATTGGTATTGTTGAAACATTACCACTAGCTATGTTTAAACTGTTATTTCTTCTACACTATCCACCCATCTTACATTTTGTCCTTCTTGACGCTTGTTGAGCCAAGATACTTCCTGTGTGTCAGGCGCATAGAGATTAATAATTACAGCTGTTTTACCTGGTACATATCTAATGATACGACCTGTACGCTGTATGTTGTCTAGCTTTTTAGAATTACCTGCAGCCACAATACCAAGAGAGCAATCTGGTACATCAAAACCTGCATTCAAAGCCTTTACTGAGCTTATCACACGTTGTTTTGTTCTACCATCTTTAAACTTTCTAAGTATCTCTGCTTGCTGTTTCTTTGTACGCTTACTATGAAAGCTAAGACATATACTACCAAGCTCTTCTTGTACCTCATCTGCAAAGTTTGTAGAAGCACTAAATAATAATGCTTTACGGTCATTGAATGTGGTAAGAATCTCCTTGATAACAGGTATCTTAGCTTTAGAGTTTTTACATACATCACCACGCTTACGCATAGCATTGTAGTAAATAGCAGCCATAGCTTTCATCTCAGGTGGTGCGCTTGGATCACTTAAATACTGTTTAGCATTGTTAAATGATTGTGCTCCACCAAAGCCTATTTGACTTGCTGCATATCTAAACTGTGCGTTAGCTTTGTTGTAGAGTTGCTGCTCGTCTTTTAGCATAGGTACTGCAAGATTGTACACAAGATAATCGCTTACCCACCCATTTGTATGACATTCCTCGATAGGAACTTCATCAATAACAGGTGCATATTCTAGCAATACTTCATGCATACCATCTGTACGCTCTATTGTAGCTGTCAAACCAAATATAAATTCATACTTAACTGTGTCAAACACCTTAATAAACTGTTCAGCACCATAAGCGTGTAACTCATCACAAATTAATAGATCACATTCATACTTATTCTTGTATGCTGTGTTGATTACTATTACTTCGCAGTTCTTTACAACTTTGTGTTTAGTTAGCTCTTTGTTCCACTGATTCTTAAGGTTGATAGTTGGCACAACTACTAGCACCTTAGCTTTTGGTCTAGACTTAAGCAATCGTAGTATAACCATGATTGCTGTGTAAGTCTTACCAAAGCCTGTAGCTGCTAGTAATGTACCTCTACCTTTGTTATCAGCAAACTTTTGAACTATCTCTATTTGCCTAGAGGTTCTGCTGGAAGTTGTCATACTGCTGTTGAGTTATTTTAAGCACTTTAATCATTCTATCAGGATACTTGTCATTAATTGTTGTATGAGGATGATCAGGTAAATAAGGTTGTAACCTACTTGGTATTCGATCTCCCATATGATTTACAAATGTGTAATCACATAACATACATGATGATGTAAATCTTCTTATTTTAGCTACCTCTAATCCTTTCCATCCTTGTACTACAACATGATCACCTGGATTTAACTCATTTCCTGCTGTGTCTTTTACTTTTTCCATACTGTTGATATTTCTGTCTCTGCTTTTAGTAGCCCTGATGGTATAATATCTAGTGTTGATTGTTCCATAAGCTCTTGAAGTTTAGTACACCACTCGTCTTTATAACTTTCGTGTACTATAGTGTCAATTTGATCATGAACTGTCATCACTAGTTTAACAGGTAAGTTGTTGTGATGTATATGATCACGTACCATAACAAGTGCAGACTTACACATGTCAGCACCACTACCTTGTATAGGTGTGTTCTTGCTAGCACGTTCTATCTTACCCATTACAGCCTTATCTGTATTATGTCCTTGCCACTCTTCAAACCATCTAATACGACGATATGGTGCATATGTTTTAATATGACCATTCTGCTTACCATAATTACCAAGAGCTTCAAGAAAGTTTTTAATTGCAGGAAATGCTGTAAAGTATTTCTGAATTAATCTTTCTGCTTCTTTAATACTGATAAGCAATGTGTCAGCTAGTTTGTGTGGCCCCATACCATAGGCTAAACCGAAGTTTATACTTTTTACATTTGTACGCAGTCTTTTATGTTCTTTGCAATCACATTTAAGTTGAGCACGTTCTGTACCACCACCTAAATTAGCATAAGCATAGTAAGAACAGCCTACATCAGCTGCATCTTTCCATTCTTGTCCATAAACTAAATCTGCGCACACACTATGAAGGTCTTTACCTTCTTCTAGTGCTTTAATCCACACGGGATCTTTACTCCCTGTGGCTATAATACACAACTCTTGCGAGCTGTAGTCACCTGATACAAACACCCAACCAGGTAATCCGCTTATAAAGCAGTTACGATAGTCGTTATCTGCAGGTATCTGTTGCATGTTAGGCTTACCTGATGCAACTCTACCTGTGTTTAGTATTTGTTTAAAGCTAGTACGAATTCTGCCGTCATCATCTACATTGTCTAGGAACTTAGTTCCATAACTTGTAGATAGTTTAGCTTGTTCTTTGTATTTAATATATGTCTTGACAAAAGGATCTTTACTATAAACGTGTAAGTTCTTACCGTTTACATCTTCTACCTTAAGTCCATATGTTTTAAATACATCTAATACTTGCTTTGGTGAGCTCCATTTAACATTCACCTTTCTTATTTCCTCAGTGCTTATAAATAAGTCTCCTTGGATATAAGAACTTACAAACTTATTAAGTGCTGCGTTAGATTCTATAAATGCATCTAGTAAGAGCTCCATAGATTTAACTCTGCGCGTGGCTTTGTCTGTCAATTTATTCCAACCTTTTACATCTAGTGCAATACCATTGTACTCAATATCTGCGTACGCTAGTGCTGCATTATTTTCTAGTTGAACTGTTGGTAACACTTCAAGACCTTGAGCCTTAGTAAGCTGTTTTTCATATAGTTGCACAAGATGTTCTACATCTTTAGCACCGTATACTATCTCTGATTCCGTGAACTCATCACTACCTTTTAGTAGGAAATTAAGACGAACACTTTTGTCCATCTCAATCTCTAGTTCTCTACTAAGCACAGAGTTTAAACTGTGTCTCATATCCTTACCACAATGTATAACTTGTGAAGTTAGCATAGTATCCCACACATTATTAAGTCTGATGTTATGTTTCATAAGAAACTTGTAGTCAAACTTAACATTGTGTAGTATCTTTAATATATTACTATCTTCCAATATTATTCTTAGTGGCTTTACGTCAACATATCTTGTATCAATTACAAATTGACGATCTTTATCACCTATTTGTAACATAATCATGTCACTTGACGTGTGGGATAAGCCTGTAGTTTCTGTATCCACTGCAATAACTTTCTTAGTTTTGCAATATTCTACTACAAGCCAAATGTTGTTAGTGGTTTCACAGCAATCAAGGAGTTTTGGATTTCCTACGAACTGTATCATTTAGTTTCTTGTTTAATTTTCTCAATAGTACTTCTATCTGCCTCGCTGCCCAAATTTTGTTGCAAGAGCTTTTCGTAATAGTCTGGAACCTTGAAATTATATTCACTTTCTGCTCCAAATCTTTCGATAACGGATAGAACAATTCTTTTAATGTGTGCTTGTCCATAAAATACTTCGTTACGATTAATTTTAGCTGTAAGATTAGTGATAAATTCTTCAACAAACAAATGATCTCGAGATTTTAATTGGAACTCCAAGAAGTTTAGAAGCGCAAATTGATCACGCTTCTTCTCTTCTGGTAACTCGTTGATTAACATCATCATACGAACTATGAATTCCTTCCTAGTTTCCGAGCTCATGTACTATAGCTTTAGGTTTTCTAGGTCTACCACGTTTAGCTTTAGGCTTGTGGATTAAAGCATTGTTAGCTAACACTTGTGTTTCTAATGTATCTATGCTAAGTTTATTACGCCTAGTATAAGAATTAATATACATTGTGTCACTCTCTAATCTTTTTAGTCTACTGTTCATAGAGATTAGAATTACACTTCCTATAGATAGGATAGCAAATAGTAGTATTTCAATATAGAATATACTCATGATTTTTAGTTGATTAAGTTGTTAAACAATTTTTGATAACCTTTTTCAGTTACTTCTGTTTTAATAAATCTTTTCTCTTCTTCAGTAAAGTTAAGATGTAAAATCAATTGATCGTTAGGAGCATTGTATATCTCTTTAATCTGATCAAGTGTAATGTTAGCAACACCAAATGTTTCATTTGACACTGTACATTTACCAAGTATAACACCTATACCATCTTGTGATATAGATACAAAGTAAGATTGCTCACCAATTTTAGTGACTCTTACATCTTTAGATTCAGGAAACTCTTCCATAATAAATGAGAACTCCCGAAGGAGCTCTCTATTTAATTACTACGAATTTAAATCGTCTACCATTTGCGTAGCTGCAGTAGATGTTGCTTTAACACCTGCTTTATCATGCGCAATTAACGTATCTGCTTGTTCCATGTTAAATGAAATCTCACAATTACGATAGATTGGTTTACCACCTTGCATCAATACATCACCACTTGATGGATTAACTTTAGGCTGTTGCTCACCACCTGTCCAAGTACGTTGTGAAAACGTTTCTGTTACAAGCAATTTACATGTCTTACCAATTGCAATAGAAAAGTCGCAACCTTCTGTTACATTGTACTTTTCTATAAATGCATTAGATACTGTTTGAAACGCTACTCTGCGCTCAACACCATCTCCTACTCCTGGATAACCTTCTAAGAAGAATCCTAATGGGTTAGCCTCTGCAGGTTTTGCCACTTCTTGTCTCAACTGTAACTGAAAGATTTCAGGGTTACGAGTTGCTAAAATTTGCTCAACCTTTACGGGAGCTGCTACTGTGTTGTTTGTGTCCATAAGACTTGTTGATTGTTTATTGATTATTAATTGAGTTTACAATTTAGTAAAGCACTGCACCTCCGAAGAGATGCAATGCTTGAGAGCATCGTGAAAATGCTGAGTAAAGTATGCAGGAATCGAACCTGCCAAGAACCTATTGTTTTTATAGTAAATGTTCTTGCACCATGTACTTTAAATACAGCAGTTTGTCATCATGCTTAGGATTACGTCGAATATCACGACC